GAAGACTATTTGCTGTCCTGATAATGGTGTAATGTTTAAATCTGTCCCTGCTGTAGATGATATGGTGTTGCCATTTATATTAATGTTATCCACTTGCAAGGCAGTCAATGTTCCAAGACTTGTGATATTAGTCTGTGCTGCTGTTTGTATCGCACCTGTAAGATTACCAACGACATTTCCCTCAAAGTTAGCAATCAATGTTCCGACTGCATATCCTGTGCCTGATGTATTGACTGTTGATGTTGGCTCTGCTTGTAAATCTTTGAATAGCTTAAATTTACCTGAGTCATTAGCATCTCTAAATAAACCTGCATATAGGTCTTGTGAACCTGAAGTGTCATACAATCCATAAAAACCTATATCAACACTATCAGCACCACTATTTGCTTTGGCAAGTTTTATTAATGGGTCTTCTACTTCTAAAGTTGCAGTGTTTACTGTTGTAGTTGTGCCATTGACTGTTAGGTTTCCTGTAATAGTTACATTATCAGGTAATCCTATAGTAACAGTAGAACCTTCGCTTCCTGAACCTGAAACTTCTATCTCATTGCTCGTGCCACTTATACCTGCTACAAAATTGCCTGTAGTATCTGTTCCAAGAGTTACGCTGTTAGCTGCTATTGTTGTGGATAAGGTAATGTTGCCAGTTCCGTCAAAAGATACACCTGATGCAGTTACATCGCCTGATAAGGCTATTGTTCGTGCATTTGCCAAAGCTGTGGCAGTTGATGCATTTCCACTTAAAGCTGCTGTAACTGTTCCAAATTCAACATTGTCTGATGTTCCAACTGATTGACCAATTGCAATTGTTGGTGTTGCTGATTCTCCACTATTATTTGCTAAAGATACGCCTGTTCCAGCTACTAAGCTTTGAACATAAGAACCAGTTGTATCAGTGCCTAACGCAACACTGTTAGCTTGAATTGTTGTAGAGATAGATATTCCTGCTGTTCCATCAAAGTTTGCAGTTCCTACCACATCTCCTGATAAAGCAATGGCTCTAGCTGTTTCTAGTGCAGTAGCAGTAGATGCATTGCCTGAAAGAGCAGCAGTCACTGTTCCAAACTGCACGTTATCAGAAGTGCCAACAGATTGACCTATGGCAAAGGTAACACCATTACCTGAAGCTGTTGAACTTACTCCTGTGCCACCAAGTAAAGATAAAGTCTCAGAATCTAAGTCAATGGCTATAGTTGATGATCCATCACTTATATCAAGGTCTTGTGCTGTAACTTGACTATCTACATAAGTTTTTATTGCCTTTGCTGATGCAATGGTTGTATCTGTTCCAGCTACACTAGATAAATCGGTATCTAATACGCCTGATTTAAGATTATCTACCTCTATATTGCTCAATGTGTTGTTATCTACATCAAATGTCTTATTTGTTAAGGTTTGGCTACCTGAAAGTGTTGCAACAGTATTATCTATAGCAAAAGTTACTGTATTTGTGTTTGCAGTAGAATCTATACCTGTTCCACCAGCTAATGTCAGTGTTTCTGAGTCTAAATCTATTGATATATCGTTACTGCCATCGGATACGTCTAAATCTTGTGCAGTGATAGAAGATTCAACAAATGCTTTGATAGATTGCTGACTAGCAACTGCTGTAGCTGAGTTACTTGACATATTATCTTCATCTTTAAATGCTGTGCCTGATAATGTGCCATTTAAGACAGGACTAGTTAATGTTTTGTTAGTTAAAGTAGCTGTTGTGCCTGAAAAGTAAGTATCTAGCCTTGTGATGGCTAATTGTTTCATTGTGCCATTGTCATTGACTATAAATTGATCTGCATCTACTAAAACAACAGATGAAGCACTTGTATCGCCATCTAATACATTTATTTCTGTTCCTGTTGTGGTAATTGCTGTTGAACCATTTATTTTAGGTGAAGTAAGTGTTTTATTAGTAAAAGTTTGTGTTCCAGTTAATGTTGCTACTGTGCCATCAATAGCAAAAGTAAAATTATTACCACTGAGTGAAGAGGTAAGTCCTGTGCCACCTAATAGTCCTAATACTTCAGAATCAAGATCAATAGAACCACTATTAGAGCCATCTGAAACATCTAAGTCCTCTAAAGTTATTTGATTATCTACATAGGCTTTGATTGATTGTTGAGATGCAAGTTTAGTTGCACTGTTACTTGCCATATCATCTTCATCAAGAAAAGCACTTCCTGATATGCTTGTATTTAAAACTGGTGATGTAAGTGTTGGTGTCGTTAGTGTTTTATTTGTAAGTGTTTGTGTGCCTGATAAGGTTACGACAGTCGCATCTATTGCGAATGTTACATTGTTTCCACTAGCTGTGCTTGATATACCAGTTCCACCTAATAAACCTAATGTTTCACTATCTAAATCAATAGCTATGGTTGTTGAACCATCTGATATGTCTAAATCTTGTAATGTTATCTGTGCATCAACATATGCCTTAATACTTTGTTGTGTAGATAAAGCAGTAGCTGAATTAGAGTCCATACCATCTTCATCAAGTATGGCAACAACTGTAGCACCTGTTTCACCTATTTGTAGATTAAAAAGCTTTTGAGTTAGTTGTTTGCCTTCTGTTGTGTCATTTGCTGTCCATTTTACGTTTCCATTATCATAAACCAGTAAAGCACCATTGTTTGAAGCACCTGCTGTGTTTTGGTCAATACCTCTCGCCATAATTGCACTTGGACCAGCAAGTCCTTGTGTCCCAACTGTTGTGACTGTAATACCACTGGTGTCGGTAATTGTGATTTGATTTACAGTGCTGACACTTGTAATTGTAATAGCATCAACAGTACTCATGCTGTAATGTTTCTCCTTATGCTATATGTACCTTCAATAATTCTTGTTACTACTCCTGCACCACTTGTAATCTCTAAATCAAAAACACCATCGTCAGGTGTTAAATTACCAGTATCAGTAGCACTTATAAGAAGTTGTATTGTTCCTGCATTACCACCCATAGTCATACGACCATTGGCAGTTGTTAAGGATAGAATTGTTGCAGATGCATCAGGTTTTTCTTTTAATGACATTGCACCTGTGAAACCTGTTAGGTTTATTACTGCATCTGATGAATCTTTAAGCGTTAGTGTCTGACCAAATGTCGCACCTTGCTCTATAATAAAATGATGATAACCTGCACTCATTAAAACTTCCTATAAATTGCATGGTATCTACCATTTAGCTTCTGCTGTGTTAATCATAACAAAGAATTTATGATGATGCTTTCTTTGTTTTCTTTTTAGTAGTTTTCTTTTTTACAGTTGTTTTCTTTTTAGGTGCTTTACCACCTTCCCATGCTTCATTAACATCAGGAGTGTCAGGGTCATCACCTACAAGTTGACCTTTATCATTTCTTGCTCGTTTTACTTCTTTTACTTCAGCTTCAACATCAACAGTTTCTTCAACTGAATCAACTTTTACTTCCATTGCCCAACCATTTTCAACAAACTTGTCCATGACATCATCTTGCCATGTACCTTCAGATTCAATGATTTCATCAGCTTTGTAAAGTTTTACTTCAGTTCCATGCTCATTACAAGAAGCTGGTTTTGGAACTACTATTTTAAATTTTCTTGCCATTTTTTTTCCTTAAAAGCGTGGGGTGTTGCCACCCCACTTATATACATCAATTATGCAGTTGATAAAGTATCTGCATCAGTGTTGTGTCTTGGACTTCCTTTGATGATAGTTGCAGCTATCGGAGTACCATTAGAGTGTGTACCAGTAAAGTCTGCTACTACTCTTAGATACCTCTTGCCACCAACATAACCAATAGAGGTTACTTGTGGTGTTTCTGCATTTGCATCTAAAGTTAAGAAGATACCATTTGAATCAACACTTCCATCAGTTACATGTAAAGAACTAGTTACTGCTGAAAATGAAGAATTATCATCTGAATCTTCTAATTTAAAGTCAATCTTAACTGATGTTGAAAGAGTATCTCCTTCTACACCAGTATCAACTACTGCTGTTGCAGATTCAAAAAATTGTAAATCTACACCAGTGCCATTTGTATCACTTGTACCAACAACAGGTGCAATTGATTGAATAATACTAATATTATTAGCTAAGTCTTTCATTTTTACTCCCTGCTTACGCTGTTACTTTAAGTTTATTTATGGCTTCAGCTAAGATCACTTGCCCACCAACTCTTCTTCTAGCAATGTACCTTACATTACCAGTAGTTGCTTGGGTAAATGGATCTCTTAATACAGCTAGAGCCACCCTATCTACAATCATGTATGCTTTACTGAAGTCACCAAAGGCAACTGGAAAAGCATTTTGTGCTATTGAAGGCATATCTGTAGCTTCCACATATGGTTGACCTAAAATAGTGTTAACCATGTTACCACCTAGCATCATACCTGTTTGGAAAACATACTGACCTGCAGTATCTTTAAGCTTTCTTATTTCAGCTAAAGTGCTTCTGTTAAATACAAAAGTACCATTTCTGCCATAATCAGACTTAATGTTATGCACAAGTGAGATCAAGCTATCTGCTGTGATTGCAGTATTTGAACCTGTGTCAACAGAACTAACACTACTGTTAGTCATGAAACCTTCAGGTTTACCTACAGCGTTACCACTAACAAATGCAGTTCCTTCAGCTTTTGCAAACTGTGTTGCAAACTCTGATTGCATTTCTGCTTCAAGATCAAATACTGAATCTTCTAAGTCTTGCTCAGAAATATCAACCAACGCATAGTATTCATGTGCAGGTAATTCTTCTAAACCAACTGTATATCCAGTAGTCTCACTTCTTGTGCCACTCTCAGCAACCCACTGTGCAGCAAAAGTACCAGTTCTC